TTACTGTTGTCTCTCCTCCTGTAGCAGTATAGTCGTACATCTTCACAATCTGACTGCTAATATTGATGCCTTCTTGAGTTACCTCTACACCATCAATTGAATATCCACCAGTTCCTTGCAAAGTTACACTATATGTAGATGAGTTTTCTACAGGTCCACTTAATGATAAAGAAGTGATATTAGCTTGTCCTGTAAGGATTGTATATCCTAATAAACCACTACCAGTTCCGTTATCATTGTCTATAGAAAACTTAACTGTAATAGGCTCTTTATCTAATACTAATTGTAATAAGTATGCATAGTTATAGTTATCGCTTAGTGATACAAAACCATCACAAGTTACTGACCATGTAATGACATCATTTTTATATTCTCTAAACCATGCTGATGTTTGGCTTGTTACTTCTACTTGCTCAACGCTAGTTTCAAAAGAACAGTTAGTAGCAGCTCCAAAAGGAACAGCTATGTTTGTAGATGGGTTAAAGTAGTAAAGTACTATGTTCGTTCCGTTAATTACTGATGCCATATCTAAAATGTACTTGTTTGAGGTGTATATTTATTTACTCTTGTGCATTCAATCTCTGTGTTAGATATTTGTAACAATGTAGCATTCGCACTGTTAGATGGATATGATATTGTTGCGTTACCTAGCATATAAGATTTATCACTAATATTTATTGATGCAGGATCTGTATCAGTTGCAAAAATAAGCTTTGATGCGTTTAATGTTCTATGGTTTGTATTTGCAGTATAAAAACTACTTAAATCACAATCCACATTAATTATGTTTAATGCATATGTATTTACATATTGCTGAACAATTAACTCAGCTAATGTAAAGAACTCTCCTACAGGTTCCATTCCATATCTGTACCAACCTGCAGCAACTGACTTATTACTTAACAATAATGTTCCTTTTGCAGAAGGATAGTAAGAGTCGCTACCTGTGTTACCATATGGTAATTGTATAGTATTTGTATACTGGTCACTTTCTACCAATGTTCCTGATAAGTTATAAGCTGAAACTATAGACTTAATCTTCATTACAAAGTTTCTTAATGTAATAAATGCTATCCCTTCTGAAATTCTATATGTAAAGCTTAATTGACCTGTTCCTGGAAATATTGCAGTCTTTAAGTCTAAAACAAACTCTTGTGCTGCACCAGTTGTATTTGGATTGTAAACAGTATAAGAGGTTGCAGTCGTTTGCCATTGTTTACTATTGTTTAAGTAATATATAGTAGTTCCTGTATCAATACTAATATCTATAAATCCAATTGGAGTAGCTACCGAAGCTGTATTAATTGAGATATTCAATTGCAATGCATCACCTGCTGTTACATAAGCATTTGATGTTGCATCTAATGTTACTGCTGCAGTTCCTGCTGGTCCTCCTGATGGTGCCGTTAATTCAAAATAATAGTAATCTAATGTGGTATTTTGTAATAATAAACAAGTTCCATCTCCTGTTGAACTTCTAGTCCAATATGTAGCTTCGGTACCATCGTTATCTTCTAAATTACCATTAGGTATATAGTTAGAAGCCATTTCCACACTACCTTCCGCTATAATCTTATAAAATCCTTTTTTGATTATTTTTAGTTGACTATTATCTATAAAATACAATCCTGATGTATTTGTTGCGTAAGGCTGTATCTCAGAAGATGTATTAATCAAGTTACCATCACCATTATCTACTCTTGATCCTGTTGATGTATATTCTGTATAATAAGCATTAGTTTCAGCAAATTCATTTATTGATATAATCCACCATTTACCTTTAGCCTGAAATACTCTACAACCAAAAGACTTTGCTATATTTGAAACAATGTCTAAACAATTAGTATAGTTATATTCATCTTTTAAGAATGTCCTATAATTGATATAAGTTTGAACAAATGGATCTCTCCAAGAATTAACACTTCTATCAGACATCCCATTTGCAAAATATGAGCAAATTGTAACAATATTTCTATTGTTTTTAAATCCTATACTATTGAAACAAGTTCTTAAAATAGTTAATAAATCAGTAGAATCATTTACTCCATAGTTTCCCACAGTTGGAGCATAATTTACATCTTTAAGCATTCCTAATCCATCTGTTGCATTAAAGCCTACAACTTTTCTACCTGTAGAATATGATATTTGAACATTATCATTAATAACAAAGCCAACCCACTCGATAACAGAGTTTACATACATTTCAACATATGTATATCTATCATCTATATTAGTGAAGTTTATAATATCAGAAATGTTATCAGTAAAATCTAGTGTAACACCTAATTGTGATGCCATAATAGGCTCATATGGATCATCTGACTTAGGTATATATTGTAAATTAACATCAATCCCTTGAAGTTCTATTACAGAACCTACATATCCATCTTGCCATATTTTAAGCTCGACATCTTTGTCTGCTCTTGTTGCAAATAATACCGAATATTTTTGTCCGTATGCCATTATCCTTGTCTAAGTTTTAATGAGTTTTGGTTTCTATTAATGGCTAATATTAAGTCATTACCCTTTAGAACGAATGCACCATCATTTTCAGGTGCTCCAGATGTAGAGTTAATTATTGCATTATTACCATCTGTGGCATTTACAGCACTGCTTGAAGCTCCTCCCCCTATTAATCCTCCTAAACCCATTCCTTGTCCAATAAGCTTCCCAAATACCTTACCAAATCCACCAGCTGAAGCCAACTTTCCAGGGAACAATATAGCCATTAATGCAACTGCTATTAAAGCCGTTGCAACAACTTTTGCTAATTGTTTTAATATATTTTGGAAAGCACTAGTTAATACTTCTCCTAATGTAGCTCCTTTCTCGATAAGCATATCAAAAGAAGGTGCTAACATATTCATAATACCATTACCAATTTGCAATAATCCATTTAAAGCCTCATTGGTAATAGCCTTGTTATTATCTACCCATTTTTTATATACATCAGAAAATATATCAGCCACATCTCCACCATACATTGCAAATGTTTCAAGAAAATATAACAAGTCTTGCATTTGTTGCTCAAGTATAGCTTTTTGAGCTAATCTATCTCCAGCAGCTAGTTGTAATTTATTAGCATAAAAAGTCTTAAATAAATTAACTCTTTCTGTGTAATCTGATATTTCTTTTCTTCTATCCTCTTCCCTTAACTTAGCTAATCTATCTCCTTCTTTTCTTTGAGCTTCTGCAATATCATTATTTAACTTAATTTGCCAATCTGCAAGATACTTCTCTGCAGCAGCCATTCTTTCTAATTCCTTTAATCTAGCTGCTTCTGCTTCTTTTCTTGCCTTTTCTAAATCTTTATCAACTTGGTCTTTGTAAGTGGTTGATTTGATGCCATATTGCTTTTCAATGTCAAAAGCTTGACTAGAATATCTATCTCCTAATGCAAGTCTTTTTTGAAATTCAGCTTCTTCTTTATCTGTAACATAACCAGCTAATTCTACTTGTTGACTAGCTAAGTCAGTTGCCATTGTTGTACTTTGCTTATATAAACCTGCAACACCTTGTAATGCACCTGATTTAAAGAATGATGCAGTAGCTGTAGCTAATCTTCCTAAAATTCCAATTTGATCCTCTGCGTATGCATTATCTTTTCTAGCTAATGCTTGTTTAGCTTTTTCGTATTCAGCATCAGCTTTTGCTCTAAAATATTGAGCTTTTACATATCCTTCTGTTTTAGATATATATAACTTTTCAGCTTCATATACATTCCTAGCAGCACCGAATAAATCTCCAAGCTTTTCATTGTACATTCTAGTTGCATCTCTAGCACTTAATGTACCCTCTCTAACTGCAGCAAATATTCCAGCCATTGATCTAATCTCTACATTTACATCGTAGAATTTAGACATAGATTCTGAAGCTGTTTTATTAGCCTTTTGTAAGCTTTGGTCAAATATTGTAATTGCAGAAATTAAAGCAGAAAATGCCAAATAAGCTGGTCCTGTAACTGCAGCTAAACTACCAGCTAATGCAGGTAAGTTGTTTTGAATACCTCTAAATCCATATGGTAAGTCTTGTACAACTAATGCAAGATTTGTCCAAGCTTGATTAGATGATTTAACAGCATTACCAGCAGATTTAATCTTACCTGCTGTTATATCAGCTTGTTTACCAATATCGGCTAATGCTTTCTCTACTGCAGCAGAAACTGCTTTAAATTGGTCAGCATCTGCCTGTATCCTAATCTTTATTTGTTCATCAGCCATTTCCTATAGGTTTAGCGTTTTCGTATTTTTTAAGTACCTGATTTAATTCTTCCTGTGACATTACCTTTTGTTTCACAAAGTTACGATTATCTATGTCTAATGGAAGTAAGTCTTGTGGCTTTACTTTTTTGCCTTTAGGCAATTGTAAATTAACTAATAATGTTGTTTGCCATCTCCATTTTACCCAATCTTGCTCTTCTTTATGTCTATAACCATACCAAACAAAATCTAACTCAGCCATCGTCATATCCCAAAACAAATGGGGAAGCACTTGGCACTCCCCCATTGAAAATCTCTCTATATCAATCCACTCTAATTTTTTTTTACTCCATCTTTTTTAGACTTCGTTGGTTGTTGCTCTAAGCCACTATTCATACTATCAGCTAAAGCATTCATTACTTCTTGAAATTTAGTTCCAGCTATACCACCCATATCATCTATCCAATCACAAACATCAATATCACTAAACTTTGGTGTTATACCTTCTTTATAAAGTGGATACTCTGCAGCAGCCCTTAATAAATTAGTAATAGCTTCTAGTGATGTACTACCTGCTATAGCTTCTCCTATTTCAGAAGGTCCGATACCCTGTAACTGACAAAATCTTTTTAAAGACCATGTGCAGAAACGCATTGGTATGCTTGTACCATCCGAAAGTTTTAATTCGTAATGCCCTCTCATATATGTTGTTGTTTTTGGTTATTAGTTAGTTGCTTGAGTCAAAGCTCCAGTTCCAGTGAAAGATACTGAATAAGTTACTGGAGACTCCATGTCAGCAGTAATATCCATACTTTCAATGAAAGCAGAACCAGACCAGATTAAGTCACCTGTTACTGGAGTTGTTCCACTAACTGTAGTAAACTTAACTGTTACAGCAGTTCTATTTGCGATTGCAGTCATTAACTCACCTGTAGTGTAGTAAGATGCTGTTGCAGCAGGATCAACTGTAGCTAAACCATCTGTAGTCAAAGACCAAGATTTAGCACCGCCTAAATGCTCTACCCATCCACCACTTTGCTTATCTGTAGTTTCTGGTAAGTCTACTGAAAAACTTAAAGAACAAGATGTAGCGTGAGCCACTACTTCTGATCCAATCATTACAACCAATGAGGTTCCGTTAAATACACCTGATGTTGCCATTTTATTTTATTTTATCTTTTTTTATAATGTTTGAGTCACAAAATGTTCGAATACAATTACTCTTCTAAAAATATAAGCCTGGTC